ATAAACGCTCCCCGCCCCGATAATATCCGTGGCGAGCACTCCGAATAATTGGCGCCGCCTTTTCCGTTATCCTCATAGATCGGCACAACGGCGCAATTTACCCCGTCCGTCGTTGCATTTTCAGATGCAGAGAAAGGCAGCGACACCAGCTCCGTTTCTTTCTCGATGTTTTCGTTGCGGATCGTGATGGTGCCGTGCGTGTCAGCCTTTACATCGTCGTCGTTGTCGTAGTCGAGGATGTTGCTTTGCGCGAGGTCGTCGATGGTGAACATCGAGGCGTCTGGCATATCGACTCGGTGCAGGTCATTCAGGATAACCCGGTCGCTCCAGTCGATGATGTCGTTATTCTGAACATTGGCGATTATGTCATCGATGCTTATCAGCTTGATCGTGTTAGGGCTGTCCTTGTCCGCATAGGCGAACAGACCGTTCATGGACATCAGGGCGAGGATAAAATCGCCCTGGGAGATGTCGGGTAGGTTGGGGGCGACATAAAAAGCATTCGGATAGCTAATTTCGAAGTTGTCAAAGTCGCCGAAAACTAAAACGTCGCCCACAAGATACTCATCGGGCAAGACGTCTGTTGATTCGAAGTTGACATTAAACCCTGTATATTGGGATGCGCCATTTATGTTAAGTACTAAAGCACTAAACCATACTTTGCCATTTTTAGTATTATACGGGGACGTTTCCTTATATAATACGTCCCGCTCTCCCGTATAACGAACGCCATATATAGACATGGTTGCAGTACCATCTTTCTCTTCACCATAACTCGGCCAATTAAATTTAACATAAAACTTATCGGCATCCGAAGAAGAAATTGATATTTTGATAGCTGTTGCTCCATTGTTCTTAAACCCCATAGTGCCGGATGGGAACCCAACGATACCAGCTTGGTCATGTCCATTAAAATACAAATTCATGGATATGGGGCTTTCTTCATTTGATTTGTACGCATAGTTATGTTCATAGTCTGCATTTTTCGACACCAGCGGAATAATAGGTCCGAGGTTTTTGCTGTACGCCAGCCGCTCCTTGCCATCGATAGTGATCCCGTTATACTTTTCGATAGCCGAAAGAATTGTTTTCACCTGCACGGACGGGTGCAAATACTTGGGGTTCGACAACCCCATCCCGAAATCCACGCCCCAGAAAGCAACGCCGGGATATTCACCGGTTGCGCTACCTTCCAAGATCGCCGTATTCTTATTCCAAGCGACAATGTTCTCCCCTGCCGCCTCCAGTTGCGGCCCCAAATCCCGCAGGTTCGCGTCAAACAGAGGCTGAAAGTTATCCGCATTGCCCCACGTAAGCGTTACATTGATCGTATCCGCAATATCCGTAACCACGGCGAATCCCTGCGTGAACAGCGGCACCCCGTCCTGATACAACGCCGCCGGAAGTCGTACATACGGAGCGTCAGCATCCGCATCCGGGCGGGCTGCCTGACCGATAGCCTGCATATTCGTAGGCGTAGGCGGCAGCGCAACATTGTAGGAACGGTTCGACTGGATGCTGTCGAGGCTCGAAAATATAGGGCTTTGATAAAGCAGGGTTACGACCTCGTCGCTCGAAAGGTCGCACAGAATATCGTTGATGTATAGTTCGTAGGTTGTCATAGATATTCGTATCTTACTATTTCAACGACCAAATCTTGCATCGGCGCGCCCGTGTCTTCGGATTCTGAATCTTCAACCATGAAACGCACCCAATTGCCCACATCCGGGTCGTACATAAACAAATCCTGACATCCGAGGATCGTGCGGCACAAGTTGAAAACATCCCTTTCAACAATGCGACTATGCAAGGTATAGCGTTTGGCCAGCGTCTTGTTCTGCACGTCGCGAGGTGTCAGCGTATCGTCGAGTTGATGATAAGTAGATTCCACAGACATTTCGTCGGTTTTAGATTCCTGCGTCCATCGGTATAAATAGGGGATACCGGCAGCATCCGTCCATTTCAAAAATATCCCCTTGGTGCAATAATCGTAGTAAGTTCGTATCTCCGCATTATAGTCTGTCGGGGTGGCTCCCACAGCAAGCGGCTTGCCAAGGTCTTCAGATGGGATTTTTGCCGGATCAAACGGGATGATGGGAGAAAATGTCGAATATCCGATGTATTCCTCTGTTGTTGTCGAGGAGGGCGTAAGCACGAAAAGCTCGCCCGTTTGTTTCGGAAAAAATAGCGACTGCTCGAATCCTGCGTTCGGATAGACCACAATGCAGGGGGCAGCGGGATAGAATTGTGAAATATTTTCCCCATCTCCCCATTCGGGGAGAATCTCCCGGTCTGCAAATCCAGGGACTGCGTAAAGAGCCGGTCCAGTATTGTTATGTTCGGAGGCAGTAATTGCATAGGTGATTAAATTCGATTTGGTTCCTTGAATCAGACTTTCGCATATTCGCCCAACAGGGAATACCGCCACACCTTTGTCGTTAGTTTTGCGTGTCAAGGTGATAGACCGAGTGAATGTCCAATCGGGCCTTCCTGTCAATTTAAGGGACACGTCTATATTCCCCTTTTGGGAGAGCAGTTCAACCCGAAAATACGCAAAACGGCCCCGGGTCTCGAAGATATCCTCTGGGCGGGTTACCTTGAATACGTCATTTGTGTGCAATATCATAATTCTATCGTCGCATCTAATAGTTGATAAATGGATGTATCGAGTTCCTCTGTTATTTTTTTGCTGATTCTATCGACAACTTCGGGCAGTAAGTCTTTCATTATCTCCGTTCCTCCGCCCTCTTGATAAAGCACGCTTCCGTGATCCCAGACGCTTGAAGCGACGCCATATGCGTTTATCGATCTTGGGTCAAGGTTCCATCTCGATTCTTTAACCCGCGCCCACCGCTCTATCGCGTTCCGGAATGCCTCGAAGCTGCCGAACTCCTCTTGCACATCCTGTGGGGAACTTCCTTCGTCGATATTCTTGATGCCTTTGCGCCCGACAAATGAGACCGTAAGTCCACCATTTGTAGCTTCATGGATGGTTTTAAGGCTTTCAGCCGTTGCGCCGGTCGTCTCCTCCGGAACGTTCAGGGCGTTGACATCGGCGCCGCTGTTGGTTCTCTTGGTCATTATATTGAAGGCGATCTGCTCGGCGAGCGGACCGAACTCGTCTTCACAGATGGTGATGATCCACTCGGGGCTGAATATCTCCTCTATTTGCCGGATGGTGGGCATATCAGCAGATGTTATAGGTCATAATAGCGCTTAGGGTTACGCCCGCCACTAACACGTCGAATTTGCCGTAAAAGGGCGTCGCGTTGGCCACAAGCTCGACCTCTATACCCATCGACCGTAGCCGATTGATAAATGCGAATGCCCGTTCTTCCATCTTTTCGACGATTGGCTGCACTTCGGTCTCCGTGTCCGGCTCCGCTTTCCCGAGGGCGTCGCAGAAATAGAGCGTCGTCGTCCGGCGTCGCATGTCCGACATCCGTGTTTCGGAAATCGTCTCGTTGAACTGACGGAGCAATACGGGGTATTGCTTGACATCGTCCATCAGGTAGTTTGCTTCGGCTATCCGGGCGTACATATAGGAGCACAGTCCCTCCGCCTCGGCGCACTCTCTGAATATCTCGTTGATGCTTTTTTTCATCGTCTCCGTCTCCCGTTAGATTTGTTCGCTTCATAGATGGCTCGCTGTTCCATGTTGTCGCACTTGCATGCCTCGAATGCTTCATATACTGTCGCCCACGGCGTATTCCATGCTTTATTCATATCTACGGCGCCGTTCATTATCTGGCAGTATTTGCGGCAGGCGGCAACAAGACCGCGATTTGGTCGCTTGACACACGCTTTTATCTCTGTGGCCGTGAGGGGCATTTCCAGCTTTTTCCACGATTTGCCGATACCTTCCAACCCTTTCTGTATGGCAATGAAATAGCGTTGGGCACGGATGAACCGAAGACGTCCGATTTGCTCCTCGTCTACGCTGAACCCCGCGTTCCAGTCCGGATTGCCGTCAACGCCTATGCGGTTGAACTTCACGAGCCCGAGCATCACGCCGAGGGCAGTACAGAAGTATTCGTACGATGGTTTCCGGGCTTCGATGGCGTTTAGTTCACCCATCGTGATCCCGGCGATGTCCCGAACGGGCAGACGTTTGTCGAACCACATCCGGCGTTTTATAGGCACAAACTCGGGTTCTGGCAGGTCTTGGATGGTTTTGACGATACGTTCGGTACCCATGCTGAATAATGCACGGTTGCGCATCACAACATCACTAACCGTATCTTTGGGGGTTATCTTCATAGGTTGTAAGTATTGATCGGTTCGAATATCTCTGCGTAAAAGTCCGGGCACAGCTTAACATCGTCAACGATGCGGATGATCTCTCGGCATTCGTCTACCATATCGTTCCACACGCGGACGAGCCGATGTGTCGGAGATGTTCGGGTGCTGCTTTCGGTGTTCTTCAACTTTTCCCCGGCAACGGTGTTGAATGTCATATGGTCGCGCGAGTAGTAGAAATAGATATACTTGGCAATTACGGATGTCCCTTTGTCCGGTTGAGCCAGCAGCGCCACAATAGCTGGGTAATCCTCAATATTGTCGGCGACATCCGACCCCAGAAGCATTCGCAGAAACCGAGGTTCGTATTTGGCGATATATGCCTGGATGTCGCTTATGATTTTGGGGGCAGGTCCGGCGGGTTTACCGTCGCTCTTTGTCTCTATTCCAGCAATATATGTCTCGGGATAGGTGAAATATCGCTCGTCTAAGATCATGGTATTTTATTTGAAGAAGGGGCGGCGTGTTGCCGCCCCTATCCGGTTACTCCTCCAAGGTCTTTTTATAGAACCCTTTGGCGATCATCATTTCCGCAGTTGCCCGCGATTTGATGAGTATTTCGCCCTTGTTGATCCCGTCGTGCGCTCTAATGACTTCGACGCGCAGGACGTTGGCTTTAAGGGCGCGACGACCGCGCCTAACGGGGGCGCGTGTCATAGCTGCTTCATCTTTCGCTTTCATGGGTTACTCGGTCGGTCCTGCTGTTGCTTTCTCGATGGCGGCCAGAGCGGTGTTGATGTCGGCGACATAGATATTCGCTTTCATATCCGGCCGTGTAACGAGGGCTTGCCCGCGATACCACAGCCACAGACGATACGAATCCGTCTCCGGGACGCGCTCGATCTCCATAGTGATATTGCGCTTGTCGTGCAGCTGGAGCGTCGTGGAATCGAGCACGACGAGCTCCGAGGCCGAGAGTTTCGGGGTCGGGATAATCGTCATGCCATGCACCGACAAGGCCCCATTGGGCAGCACCGTGATGTAGTCGCCGAGGGTGTTCTTCAGCGTGCGCATCTTGAATTCGGTGGCATAGTTCATCAGCACGTAATTCGGAGCCATCGAATCGTTGGTCCCGACCTTTGCCTGCGTTTTCATGGCGAGGATCAGGTCGGCGATGTTCGGTGCTGACACGCTGGTTGCCACACCCGCCGTCGTTGCATTGAATGCCGTAACGCCGGATGTTTTCAGTCCGTAGATGTGTTTGGGCTTGGAGGCATCCACGCCGTCACCGTCCCACAGCAGAGAATCGAGTTTGGCTGCGATCCCCTGCTGGGCCTTCGTCTGCGCCCATGCCAGGAAGTACCCGAAATCTTCGGCGCTCTCAGCCGAGAAAGGAAGCACGGAACCGAGCTTTGCCAGCTCACGGTATTTGCCCGTAAGCGTGGCGGTGTCGGTATTGGTGTGCTTTGTCATCTCCTCCGCATACCCGGTGCCGTCGGTGTAGGAAGCATCGTTGTACATGATGCGGTTCTTGTCGTCGGGCACATTGATGCGCGTGAAGAGTTGCACGAACGCATTGCGGGGGCTGGCGTCTGCGTAAATCTTCGTCGTCAGCACGGTGCGGTTGGGGTCTTCGTTCGTCACGGCCGACGTGTCGAGTTTGAGCGCGAACTCACCCGTCGATACTCTGCCTCGTCCGTTCCGCATATCCTTATATGCGGCGGCGAACTCTTCCGATTTCAGCACCTCTTCCATAGCGGCGACCAGCGTTTTGTGTCCCTCCTGCTTGGGAGCGCCTTTCTTCATCGTGGCGATCTCGACGCCTTGGGCTTTAAGCGCGCCCTCCAGTTTTTCGATCTTCGCCGGCGACAGCCCGAGTTTCCCGAACTCCTCCTTGACAGCCTCGACGATCTCGTTCTGTGACTTGATGCCTGCCACCATCTCCTCGAACTGCCCTTTGATATAATCTCCGAGCGCGTTCAGGCCCTTTTTCTCGTCCTCGCTGAACTCTACGCCAGCGGGAAGCACAAATGATTTAATCTCCATTCTTCTTTGTGTTTTTTGGTTAATTGATATGTGAACCTATTTTCCCGAACATATTTTCAGTGAGTGGTTTCTCCGGCTCGGCTGCGTTCAATGTCTCGATGATTTGCTTTTTGATCTTCATTTTCTCCTCCAATGACGCCGCATTGAGAGCATCGCTCATAACCTTGATGGCGTCCGGTAAACTCTTCACAGCACCGACGAATGCCGTTTCCTCGTTGGCTCCGGCAGTAACGACGGATATTTCATGCAACACGACTTCCTTAACGATGAACGCGTCGAGGGCTTCGTCATATTCCATTTTGTCCCATACGTAGTTGAATCCGAACGAGAACTGATTAATATCGCCGTCTTTGAGCTGGAACCACGCGCGCTTTGCATTCGGCACCGCGTCGAAGTTGCTCAGCTTAACTTCTGCATATGCACCGTCTTCACGCTCTTCGATAGACAGTATCCGGCCGATAGGGTCGGCGAAATCATGTTGCCATACGAACGCGATTTTGCGGTTTGTGGCCGATCCCGGGCCCCTGTCGTTAATGGACTTGGCGAAGCATCCTTTGATAAGAATATCGCCCGCGCTGTCCTTGTTGCCGAAATTGGCGAACTTCACGAGGATAATATGCTCGTCCTCGTTCGCAATGTCCGCTTTTGTCACAGCGAACTCTTTGCGGCAAGTGTTGCCCATTGCCGCCCGGCGCGCTTCTATTTGCTGAGATAAGTTCATGTTATACGATATATTTCAAAAGTTCTGTTTTAGCCTGCTCCGTGGTTATCAGACCGCCGGACACGGCGTTATTCAGGGCGTTCACGAGATTGGTCATGCCCACCGCCTGTTCGCGCTTAGATTCTTGGAAGAGTTCAAGATGATCGTAGTAGGGCATCACCTTGAAATCCTCAAAGCCATATATCCTGTTGAGCACGGAGAATATATTATTTGCCTCGGGGATTATCGCGTCGTTATATAATATCGTTTTCGCTTCTTTGGCGTTGGCGTACGTTGAACCCTCTACGTCGAGCAGCACGCTCGGCACTTGGTAGATGTCCGCGATTTCCTTCTTGCAGGCTTTCTGCACGTCTGTCAGTCCCAGATCGGTAATCGTTGACGATACCGGACTTACGGCAGCATTCATGGACGTGATAGCGTATTTGAATTGATCGGCCCGGATGCCGTACTTTCTGAATGCCTGTTGTATGTTTTTCTTCTCCGACTCTGTTTCCGGCAGCCGAGCATCTCGAATAATATCGCCGCTTCCGGATGTCAGCGAGATAATAGCCAGCATACCGCGGTTGATCATCAGTTCATGCACCGCTTCGTAGGATGCTACGAAAGTATTCACCGGCTTCTGCAATGATACCATTCGGGAGATGTTGCCGCCGCAAGCATTGAGATCATAAGAGGCATCTCTAACGATGAACATATCTTCTTTGGCTATCTTCATCGAAGATCCGCAAATGGTCACCGTGTAATCCACGATATCCGCATCGGGAATGAACGATAACGCCGGAGATATTGCGGCATTTTCCGTGACGCAAAGATTGGGGGCGACGAACAGCTCGAAAGCTCCCGGGAATCCCACTGATTCCATGCGTACGATATAGGCTTTGCCGAAAATCTGCGTCATGGCCTCGATGTGTGCCACGAAGTCCGCGATGCCCTGCACGCTATTAGGATGCGATATGGTCCGCACGGCGTCCGGTCGTTCGAGGTCTTCACCATCTTCCGTGGTGGCTGCAAGACGTAGATTCTTAATTGCCGCGCATTTCTTCGAGATTACAGACATCAGCGGCGAGCAAAGTGCGTATGCTTTGGCTTGTCCCGCTTTGCCCCTGGTGTCGATCGTCCCCACGGTTTCAGTTGATCCCTGAAATACCGGAGGTACGCCGATGTAGCTCAATGTCGATGCCGGCAAATTTGAGGCTGTATTATTGCTTTTCCTGCGTATTTCGTAGCCGAATAGATTCATTATGCAGCTATTTGAATAAGGTTCTTGAATTCAGACTGAACGGCATATCTGGCAGCGTCCCATAGATGGTTGAATTCGTCGTGCGGGTAGTTTATGGCGATGCCGTTCACCGTCTCCCACACGTACGAGTTTGCTTCTATCTGCATGTTGCGCGAACGCACGCAATGTATCTTGCATCCTTTCATGGACGTGATGCCATCCATGACAGACCCCGGGTATTTCCGCACGGGGATGACCGTAAGCCCTTTAATGCGCATTGCGGTTATCATGCTTTCGGGGGATTTGGCATATTTGTCGGCGCTATCTGCATAACATCTGGATACTCCGTTTGAGAAGTGCGGCGAAAGCGCTGCATATAATTTCGAAGTGTCGTCGATAGGCTGATATATCAGCTCCTGCAAGTAAAGATGGTTCGGGGCGCGGAATCCGACACGTACGCAGGCCGTGGGGTCTGCTGTGAATCCGAAGTCGAGGCCCAACACAACGCGTTCGATGTCTTCGGGGAATTCGTCGATCCAGTCGATGTCGGGGAATATCAGCCCCTCCTGCGCGGCACGTACTCCGAGGCCGTACACTTTCCAGCGCCATTCGTCGGCAGTTCCGGCGGCGATATTCTCGGGAGTGGGTTCGTATCCCTCGATTGTGCGGCGAACCCCCGCCGGGCAGAAGGGATTATCCTTGTACGTCGTGTGCGTGAAAATAGTATCCGGAGCGCCCTCCATATGGAACGCCCAATGCTCCGTGTATTTCGGGTTCCAGTCACCGATGACCATCCGCGTGCAACGCATGGTGATATTGTCGAATTGCGCACGGCTTACACCGTCGAGCATCTCGTTGAAATATACGATGTCGCAGTCGTGGCCCTCTTTGACATCCATTTTGTCGAGACCCCGGAAACGAATCACGCTATCCTTGATGCGATATTCAGGGAGAATGTTTTCGCCACGCATACAATCGGGATCGTATACGCCGCGTAGTTGCAGCTTCTTGCGGAAGTCGTCCAGCGTCTTTTCCTTGCAATCTTGAAGCGTGGCCCGATAACAGTATATTTTAAGAGGTACGGACGATGATGCGCAGATGTCATACAGAAAGTCTGCCGTGTCGAAAGTTTTTCCGGATCGGGAACTTCCCTCGTCGAAGATACGGACGACGGCGCCGCTCCCGTCGTATAGCTGGTAGAGGTACATTTTGACTTTGTAGGTCTTGCCTCTGTATGTTACGGGATCGGGCGTCATTCCTTCACTGTCATTTTGCCGATGGACTGGATGATCTTGGCAGCTTCGGGATCGAGGACCACGGAAATAGGCTGTGTTGCGGCCGTTATCGCCTTGCCGTTGGTTGTCACATCCTGGCGGTCGGCAAGATGCAGAACACGCGACGCAATCGTCGAGTTGTACTGCTCACACATAGCCCCCTCCAACTGATCGGATTCGATTCGCGCGCGCACGCGCGCACACACGCTCAAAAATTCATCCTGCTTTTCGTATTCCCGGAAAGTATTCTCTACAATCTCCGCGAACACGCAGAATCCTACAAGTGTCAGCGGTCGTTCGTAAGGTACGGGAATAACAGAGCCGTCGGCCAATACCCTGTTGCTGTATCGTGGATTCGCTTTCACCCATTTTGCATACTCCTCGAACTTGACTTCAAGAGCTTCGGGGGTATATGCACGAGGGCGGCCCACTTTGCGGGCGGGCTTGCTGTCGAGTGTCTTATTGGGTCCTTCCGTTCTCTTTGCCATAGAAAAAGGGTCTGCGGCCGGATGAATAGCCACAGACCCTCGTTCCCAGGAAACCTACTACCAACAACGTGTCCTTTCGTCGTTAAGATTCGCGGATGTTGCCGCTTTTCTTGTCCGTGGCCTGCTTCATCACAGGCTTACGATGCAAAGGAGCGAACTATCGGCACATTGTGCAATAGTTTGACGAAAAATTTTCAGATTTTTTGAAAAAATGTTTTGCATATTCAAATTAAATGCTTATATTTGCAATACCAAAACAACTAAACAAGGCCGACGGGCCATAAGCGGCAACTATGAAAAACTTTATCAATTCTTACGATCGCGTCAAAGGAGCCATTGAATCGGGCAAGGCTATCAACATCTTCAACATGGTAGACGGCGACTACGTCGGCATGGGCGAATTCGAATATTCGGACGAAGCCATGATCGTTCTCGAGCTCGTCGCCAAGAATGGCGAAGGATTCGTCGTAGACATCTGCAATCGTGTTCTCGAATCAATAAATGTCGGCAAGGCTATCACGTTGTCCGAAAAACAGCGTTGGTGCATCGCTTTCGCGGCGAATAAGATTTCGACGGACAAAGTCGATGAGCTGCACACGTTCAACACCATGGAGGCTGATCAATTGGAGGCCGAAGTATCGAAAGAGGAAATTATCAAGAATGCCGAGGCTAATGTAAAGCGCATTGAAATCGGTGGGGTACTTCTTCAAATTATCAACCGTAGTACTGAAGTGATAATTTACGATTTCGACAAGTGGGAAGATATAGAACGCATTGCCGATATCCTACATTTGGATCAGTTCGATCGCCAGCCGGTCATTATCAAACAACGAGCCGGATCTGCTCCGTGGAGTTGGATAAATGTGGGCAACACATGGGAGGGGTTGAATTTTGAAAATAACATAAATCCCATAACCGGCGAGGAGGACTACTCCTCTTATATGAAACTAACAGAAGATTCGACAACCTACGCTATTGCCATAATTATTCAAAAATAGATGAAAGAGTATCCTGCATTTATTATCGATAGAAGTCGCCGTTCGGAATCGTCCCGTTTTTCCGACGACTTCATCGTCTGCACCGATCGGGAGGTCGGGTTCATCGCCAGAGTATACAAACTTCCCAAATCACGCCGTGCAGAGTTCGAGCAGAGCATCGCCTGTCTATCCGAATCGCAAATAGATAACCGATACTATTTTGCCATCATTGGAAATGTATTGTGCGTGCTGGAGGTCGTGCGAATGTTGCATGAGCCTGTTGCGCATATCAACAGACTTCGGCCGTTGATGAAGAAGGCTTTCAAAGCCTACATACACGGCGAAGAATCAGCCGTTCGACGGGACGGCCAGCCGTATGACGATCAGATAGCCGCTCTTGACGACATCCTGCGGATGGCAAAGTCGCAACGGTCACGTATGGTCGATATGAACGGTGAAGCGGCCACGGAACGATTTACAAGCGCGATTCAGTCGGCCCGCGATTCCGTTGCCTTGCTTCAAAAAATCACACAACATGAATAAGGATGCATCAAAACGGGGCGGTGCGCGCCCGGGCGCTGGACGCAAATGTAAAGGCAGTGCGCCGTCGGTCACTGTAAGCTTGCGCCTCCCCCCGGAATTGCGAGACGAGTTGCGCGCGTTTCTGAAATCCCGCCGGATGACCGCCGCACAGTTCGTGGAGGAAGGCCTATGCATCCACCGTAAACCCGATGCGAATAGCCCGGGTTTTAATGGGATAGATTGTTCAAAATGTCCGTGTTTTTCTCGGGGAGAAAACCAACTTTAAAGCGGTTTATTGTTCAATATGTATAAAAAATCCCCGAGCTCGTGGCCCGGGGATCGGCAAGTCTTCAAATATTATTTGCGCATCTGCTGATTCTTTGGGATAGGTCGAGCAGGGCGTTGCGCAATACCTCTTTCTCCGCTTCGTCGAAGTCATCCGGTTTCCCATTATTCATGCCATTCATTTTGTGATAGAGCCAAGACCGCGATTTCCCGAAGTACTTTTCCGATATTTTGGCCCAAGATACGTCCAGCAGGATGTCAGACATCTTCTGTTTTACTGTCTCCCGATTTTGTTTTACAATGATTTCCATATTTGTCTTTTTGTGCCCTCGACCATTGGCCGAGGGCTGGTTGTTAGTCACGTTCCAATAATTCTTGTAGGATCATCTCGATATACCATTCTTGTTCTTCTTTCCCGTTGGGATAGGCTTTGTGGTAATTGCGTATAGATTCGATCAAATCCCACTCTTTTTCTGTTAGTTCGACATTCATATCGTTTGTTTCTTTTCTGTAATACAAATATAATACACTTTTGCGTATTATGCAAATTTATTGCGAACAAAATAATAAAAAACGCCCCGGCAGAAGTCGGGGCGGGAGTGGGGAGGGTGGGTTACCAATCTTCTGTATCATTAGCAGAATTGGCGGTTAAATTGTTATGAACATCTTTCTGAATCTGATCTAATAGAGGATTACAGCAGTCTATGATAGCCCGGCGGTAAAAACCTTCTATTGCTTTCATTTTACCATTTTGTTTAAAGCATAAGTCATAAGTGAGAAGTTCTGCTGGGGTATCTGTCGCTGGTAAATATACACCATTAGTCATCCCAGCAGGAGAATGTCCTTTAATTTGTCGAATATCAATTTTATAACGCCCATCTCTACATCTTATGTCAAGTGTGTAGTATATATTTGCATCCACGATCATTCCCATTGCCGCCCTTGTTGGGATAACCGAATATCCTTTTACAATAATAATTCCTTGGTCGGGATCGTCTAATTGAATAACATCTTTTGCCGAATTGAATATATTCGTTATGCACAATTTTGTCGCATTATATAGGGCTTTCTTGTCATGCCTTTCCTCGTGAACAACTTTGGAAAAGACAACCTCGCCTTTTTCGTTGAACGGCATCTTTCCCTTTCCGTATCGTTTTTGATCAGCCTCTTTATCGATCTGTGCCCACATAGGGGCCGCAAACAAAACCAAAGAAATAGTAAGTAAAAGTTTCTTCATGGTGTTTAATTTTTGGTTTATACAATTTGCCCCCCCCGAATACTCGGAGAGGGGCATGATTTTATTTTTAGTGCTATTATGTGTGTGCTTTGGCATACGGTTCCAGCTCTCCTCCGGTAGGCATTAGTCTAATTAGAACACCTTTAGCCCTCTTTTTTTAGGGCGACTTCGCCCTTGTTTTTAGCCCTCTCTTCTCGGAACAAGTCAAGTAATACCCCATTTTGCCGAATTAGCTCCTCGTTTTGTCGAAGGACTTGGTCTAAATACTTCTTCATAGTGTTTGAATTATTTAAGTCAGCTTCCGAAAGTGTTGCGTCTTCTCCTCCTTGACTGACAGGTTGGTCGGTATTTTTGAGCATTGACCCTTCGCCGGTCAATAGCCAATTTATATCGAATTGGGGATAGGTGTTGATAATATAATTAGCAAGCTCCCCAGATATTTTTTTCACTTTCCCGCTCTGAATATCTAAAATGCGCTGATATTTTACGCCTATTCGTTTAGCAAACGTAGGCGCTTTAATACCGAGATTGAGCAATATCTCATTTATTTTTTCAGAACCTTGCATTTTGAATGAAATTTCTATTATTTTTGCGAAAAGCGTATTGTTATGGTATTAGGCATTATATCGGTTATTTTTTCATTATTCGCAGTATGTTTTAATCTGTATGTATTCCATCGTCTATTCAAATCATCGGAGCGAGATTATGAACGCCGCTGCCGATATAATGAACGAAAGCAAAGAAATGACAAGGGCTACAACTGAATAATATTTATTTCGCTTTTTTTCAGCAACCGATAATTCTAAATCCTCGTTTTGTAGTGCAATAGCATTTGTATTTTCTTGCTCTTGTGCGTATATATACCTTGCTCCACCTTTCGATATTATATAAGCAGTTTTTTCTGTACCGCTAAGCCCGATACTGCCTTTTATAGCCGCGCCAAAGTTGCACAATGAACAGCAAATACGATAATATTGCGCTTCATCAGTCACTAATTCTTCAATATCTACTCCGGTAACGCATCCATTCCTGTTTTTAAGTCGTTTCAATATTTCTTCCGCTACATATATATCACACTCATTCATAGTTAATTACGCCTTCACCATAATTTTCAATTAAAAAATAATCGAAAATTCTATTATAAAAATTTGATATAATAGAAATATCGTGTATATTTGCATTGTCAACGGATTGACACAGCAAAGGTAAAGCGTATTTAACCCGAAAACAATGTAAAGATATATAAAAAATATCGAATAAACCTAATATAAAAGGCTATAAAATGGCTATGAACGACCAAATAATCGAAAAAAACGCCTTCACGCGCGGATTGTCAATAGTGGATAACTTCGACCGCCAAAACGGAACAAAACTGGGCCCGAGGCTCCGACATGAACTCTGTATGGAGCTGGGGTTTATCAAACTTGTGGACATCGACGGCAAAAAGGTGGAGGTTCCCAATCCTCGCACGCGGCAGGCTCTGCATAACCGGCAGAATGGATATGTTCCCCATACTTCACTCGAGCGGAAAGCCATTGAGCAAACTTTCAAGGCATACATAGGCACTACGGACATCTGGGGCTTGGCTTAAGACTATGAAAACTGACACCATACTGAGCAAACGCGAGCGTGAGGTAATGAACCTCGTCGTGCTGGGCTATTCGGCCCGCGAGATCGCAGAACGGATGAACGTGATCTACCAATGCGTAGCGAACCACCTCCAGAGCATCTACGACAAGACAGGGACGAAGCGGACCTTGCAGGCATTGGTTACCTGGTATTTCACGCAGAATTTCGGCATCACGCTCAACGTGTCCGAGATGACCCGACGCATCGGGGCCACGGTTCTGCTGTGTCTGTTCTCGGTGGAGGTGTTCAGTACGGATTTCGAATGTCGCAGGTTGGCAATGCCTCCGCATAACTAACGGAAGGAGATGTGAAGTAAAGCACCATCTACGCAGGTTCGAATCCTGCCGCACTCCCAAGATAGCAGCCCGCAAGGGTTAGGGGTTTGATCGCTGGCAATAACCCCATCCGCAAGGCAGAAAGCGATTTTTCGGGTCTTTGACGTATTGATACACGAGAACCATCCGAGTGGATGTAAAACCCAGTGAGCGACTTGGCGCAGAAGGGCTGGCAACAGATAAATACCAACGAGCGAGCGATGATCCGGAGCGATCCGGTGAGCCGTATCAACACTATGCCCGGTGTGGTTTGAATGTACCTATCCGGGCTCCAATGCGGGTTTTGTGCACACGTTCTTTCTGTCCATTTGCGATTTAAGCTTGTAGTCATTTGCGCAATCCCGCTTTTATGCCCTGATGGCGACCAAATAGATAACCGGCTTCGGCTGGCGTATACCACTATTTATTCGGCGAGCCTTGTCTTCGATGGCGTCAGGGCACGAATACCTTAAAATTTCAAGACTATGGAGAATTTAAAAAAGCCACAGGCTCGCATATTGGCCTACTTCATCAGAGGAGGAACGCTGACCGTGTGGAAAGCGATGAGCAAATTTGGCACGACGGAGCTGCGGAAGATTGTCACGAGGCTCCGGCGCAAAGGCTACATCATCGTTGGCGATTGGTGTTACAGCCACGACGCAGACAGAGGGCGGGTTGTCCGCTACAAAGAGTATCATATGGTCGTTAACCCTGAAATTGCACAAATATGAAAACCGATACATTCAAAACCCGAAAATTTATGGGTATTGACTTCACTCCGCGAAAGAGATACCGTGCGGAGATCGAACGGCTTGAGCGAGTAAATGCGGACATCCGTCGGAGCTTTGCCGAAGGCGAGAAAGATCGCAATAATCTTCTGAAAAAGTGCGCCGAAGAACGGAACATTCGTTATGCCGCTGAGGCCGAATTACAAAAGTATCGGCGTAAACGCGGCGCCGACGGGCGTTTCATCAAATAATAAGGCGTATTAACGCCTCCTTTCTTTATCCATCATTGCACGTCGCCCGCCATCCGTGAGGCCCGCGGGCGATATTTGGAGGGTTGGCCGAGTGGTTGAAGGCTCCGGCTTACTAATCCGGCGAGCGGTAACGCTTCGGGAGTTCGAATCTCTCACCCTCCGCAACCCCTTTGTTGGTGATGCAAGTAGAGCGACGATAGCGCAAGGGATTATTGCCGATTGCACGGCAATGGCAAAGCGGAACAGACGCTTGACTCTATCGGACAGGTTATACGAAAGCATCTGACAGCCGGGAAAGACCGGCATTTTGAGCTATGGTGTAACGGTAACACATCACCCTTTGGAGGTGGCGCTTCCGGTTCGAATCCGGGTAGCTCAACAGGGGAGCGATCCCCACGTTGTTAGTTTGATCGAAGGGTCATTCAATCAACGGAAGCGAAAGAGGGTATATCCCTCGACAATCCGAGGCCGCGTGAAAAGAGTAGCAAGGCCGAGGCGGAAGCTCACGAAACGGGCAAAGAACGCAAACCGGCGGCGCGGAAGCTGTGTCGCCACCGCGGGGGATCGTCGTAAGTCCCCCGCATTTTTTGAAATAAACAATCATCTATTATATGCAGAGTTATATCAATGAGCTCAAAGAAAAGGGTCTCGTGCCTTTACGGCTTGATAACAACACGGTAATCTTGGTTCCTCCGGAGAAAGCCAATGAGAAATACAAGGCGCGCTATCTCAAAAACGCCGAGAGGTCGCGGAGGATGGCAACACATTTAGATTAGCTATGAATTACGGATTACCTTATAAGGGTTCTAAGAATAGTATTGCGAAATGGGTTATTTCGAATCTTCCCGCGTCGCATACGTTCGTGGATTTGTTCGCCGGAGGATGTGCGGTAACTCACGCTGCCATATTGTCTGGTAAATTCGGACGTTTCATTGCAAACGATATTGCGGAATATCCCCAAGTCTTCCGTGATGCCATCGATGGGAAATACCGGAATGAATGTCGATGGATCAGTCGGGAGGATTTCTTCCGTCTCAAAGATGACGCCCCCTACGTGCGGCTTTGCTGGAGCTTTGGGGCTGGTATGCAGACATATCTATATAATCCGGAGGTTGAGCGGTTCAAAAAACACATGCACGCGATATTTTTCGCGGGAACGCCCACGAGCGCGCGGTTGGCATGGAAAGGATTTGTCCGGGAATTTGCAAAAGTCCGTGATGAAATAGGAGAGCTGACGCAAAAGGTGCTGAAGTTGTGCGCAGCGTGCGACGTGGCACCTCAATACAATGCGGACGGCACATTGAATACAAAGGCGATACATACAGATGTTTTTCGGGTTAAATCAGCGTATTTGCGAAAATATTTACAGAACGCCCTGAAATTATCCGGTCTTACGCAAAAAGATGTCGACCGACACCTTGGGAATTATATGAGTGGGCATTATTTTTGCGAATCTCAATGGATGTTGCCATCCTCTGAACAATACGAGAAGTTGCAAGAAATTTTACCGGCGTTAACTATTCCGTGGGCGTCCTTAAACGAAAGTCTGCAAAGTCTGGAAAGACTGCAAAGTCTGGAAAGACTGCAAAGTCTGCAAAGTCTGCAAAGTCTGGAAAGACTGAAAAGACTGCAAAGTCTGGAAAGACTGAAAAGACTGCAAAGTCTGGAAAGCCTGAAACTGTCCCGAAAGGATTACAGCGATGTTGCTATACCGCCGGGCGCGACGGTATACTGCGACCCGCCGTATGCTAACACGACGGGGTATATCGACGATTTCGACCATGAACGATTTTATAGATGGCTGCGCAGCATGGAATTCCCGGTGTTCGTTTCGGAATATTCCATGCCGGACGACTTTATATGCTTTGCGAGTATTGACAAAGCATGCACCTATTCATCATCAAAAACGATAAAACGCGTAGAAAAGATGTTCGTACACGAGCGGTGGGCGGATGCTGTGAGGCGTCCGGATGATAATGTTCAGGGGCGGCTGTTCTAATCCTCCCTGCGTCGCAATAGTATTACCGCCATAGTAGCATTGTCGGCTGGCGTCCTACCTACGAATAACCCCTAAAGTAAGAAATTATGGATGACATTACCCGCGTCTGCCGCAAATGCGGGCAGGAAAAGCCGCTGGAAGAGTTTGCGAAGAATAAGGAATGCGTATTAGGTCATAGCCATATTTGCAAACAATGCAAGGCGGAGCAGTCCCGTAAGTGGCACGCAGCCAATCCTGAAAAATACCGGGAGCAGCTTCGCAAGTATCGCGCAGCCAATCCTGAAAAATGCCGGGAGCAGTTTCGCAAGTATCGCGCAGCCAATCCTGAAAAATACCGGGAGCGGTCTCGTAAGTATCGCGCAGCCAATCCCGAAAAGACACGGGAATATAACCGTAAGTATCGCGAAGAACTGTCTGACGGTTATTTAATAGGTCAATTAAAACACTGCAACCTCCCCGCAACCCCAGAAACAATCGACTACAAACGTATTCAACTAAAGTTATACCGAGAAATCAAAAAACAACAAAACGATGAAAGAGATTAAGAACATCCGGGAATTGACGGCCGATTTGGGCCGCGTGTATGCAGAGCTTCGAGCACGAGAGATCGAGACCAAAGAGGCATCGGAGATTGCTAACATTGCGGGTAAGATCATCAACGGCGCAAAGGCTGAGATGATGTACCGAATCGCCCGTAAGGAGAAGCCGTCGATACCTTTTTTCGATGCCGATGGCAAATAATTTTGCAGATTCGAAATGATTTTCTACCTTTGCTGTCGCGAGATCGATACCTTTGGTATCAACAAAGAACATATCTAACGCTTTATAAAGCGTTGTCCCTTGTCCACTTTCGGTTATACCGAGGGTGTCGGTCTCGCAAACTTGACTGGGGCAACGCCTTTTTTATTGCCCTTTACATATTAATTTAAACTTTTAACTGACAATGCGAGACCAAGTTAAAAGTGGTACCCGGGTAAATAACACCCAGACCACACCGCGCGCAAAGCGCTTCCCGTATTTTCTCCGCGACATGCGGAAACTCACTCTGAGCGAAGAGCAAACATACCAGGTATCCTTTACCGCAACCGTACACAAAGAGTACGGCAATCAACCCGTGGGGCTCGATTTTTCGTGTCCCTACAAAACGGCGCATCCTCTTCTTGCGCTGGGATATGCCATTGCCGACTGCGAAGATCGGTATTTCTCGACCGAAATAGAGGTCGGGTCGATTCGCATCAAAAAATTCTAAACCGCTGAATCATGGAGCATCTTGTAACGCTGGTTCTGCCGCTATTGGTGATAGCCGCAGTTTTCGGTATCGTCTACTCCGACAAGCGCATCTACGACGTCGTGGAGGTCATTCGCACCCGCGTATTTGAAAAATTCGATTAACCATGAACACGCAATACCACACCACGACAACATCCCCGGCCCTTCCGGTTACAGAGGAGTTGGTGGACATTCCCAGCGAATATATTACGGGCAACGTCAAAAAGCGTCCGACACTTAACGAATTCACATTGTCTGACAAGTCGATGAAGCTGCTCTTCAAAATGTTCGCCGCTTTTTTCGAACATAAGACACCCGGAGATGCCCAAGATTCAGATCGAGGCCAGTATTATACCTACGGGGATGTCGACGGATTTACCTTCGAAGTGGACTGGGGTGTATTTCACATCACCGTGGAGCGCCGTTACCTATGGGACGATCTGTTGAGCGCCCCCGGTGAGGGGTTCACGGTTACAGAAGTATGGGACACGATCTATGATTGTTCTCGTCCGTGCCTGGCAAAACGAATGAACGATTACGCAAAACGAAACAACTTATAATATCATGAGAACACGTATTGAAGTCAGAAGCCGTGCTACTGGCAAGCTGATCGCCAGCCATGAGGAGAACCGCCGCATGACGGCCAAAGAGATCGAGAAGGCCAAACGGGATTGCATGCGCAATCTTGATCCGGCCAAAGTTACAGCACCGGAAGTAACCTATATCGAAGACTAAGCCATGAAAGAGTTAATCGCCATCCAATCGGAATTGAAAGCCCCCAAAGGTCAGTATAACAGCTTCGGAAAATACAAATATCGAAGCTGCGAGGATATTCTCGAAGCGGTCAAACCGATACTCAAGGCGCACGAATGCGTCCTGAACCTGTGCGACGACATCGTCGCCGTCGGGGACCGCTACTACGTGAAGGCCACGGCGCGCATCACGAACGCCGCCGGAGAGGTCGAGACGGCAACGGCCTTTGCCCGCGAGGACCTCGACAAGAAGGGTATGGACGGGTCGCAGATAACGGGTACAGCATCCAGTTATGCCCGCAAATATGCCCTTAACGGGTTGTTCTGCATCGACGATACGAAAGATGCGGACACGGACGAGCGGCACACGGAGAACGCCAACCGGGCGGCGGCACAAAATACCAAAACAGCACAACCGTCCACGGTCCCGGCAACTGCTCCGGCCCGCAAGCGTATCACGATGGAACACCTGGACAACCCCATTACCTGCGATCAGCTGATGAAATGGATGTATGGATTTCTCACTACAGTAAACTATGCCGCAGATTTCGACGCCGGGGCGCGTCTGCTGAAATCTCACGACGCCGATGCGGAAGTTGTCGATCGCTTTTCGGCGCTCTTTGAATCATACCGTCAGGCTCGGAAAAATGCGAAGTGATATGGAGACACAGGCAACATTGATTCGGGAAACGGCGTCTGCCTCCGAGCTGGCCGCCCGGGCTATCTCCTCGGTTGTAAACGGGGAGGTAGACCCGATCACTGCCCATATCAACATCAGCCGTATGGAAAAGGCCATAGCCCTCTACAAGGATAACGTTGATGTGCGAGACATCACGCTGCGGGAGTTATCCAAATACGGCAAAAGACACTCCTTCGGTGATTGTACACTGGAGGAGCATGAGACAAGTGTCAAGTACGATTATTCGATGTGTGGCGATAGCAAGCTGGCGGATATGTACGCCAGGCTGGAAGTCCTGAAAGCAGACATCAAGGAACGGGAAACGATGTTGAAGCATGTACCATCATCCGGTGTTGCAGACCCCGATACTGGCGTGGTGATGTTCCCGCCGGCTCGGAGCAGCAAAACAGTAATTAAGACAACTTTCAAAAAACAATAGGAATAATGGCAGAACTTATCAATGTGTCGTTGTGTGTCAGCGACATTCCCAGGGACAAGATTTTCGTTGCTGAAAACGGCAAGAAGTACATTTCTATTTGTGTTTCGGAACTCCGCGAGGCTGATCAGTACGAGAACACGCACTGTGTGTTCATGCGTCAGTCCAAGGAGGAGCGCGAGCGCAAGGACAAACGAGTGTATGTAGGCCGGGGTAAGTCAGTGGTATTTCGCCCGGCGGAGCCGACGCCCGATCAAGTTGCGGATTTGCCGGTCGCCGAGAACGTGGATGACCTCCCTTTCTGATGTAGTGCCGTATGGTTTACGATCTAAACACCGACATCGACCGGGAGCGCTTCAAGCGACGTGCAAACGCTCTGATGACGCGTCGGGCCGTTGTCGAGTGTTCGGAGCGCAAGCCCCGGCGTACTTCCCCGCAGAACCGCTATTTGCACGTGATACTCGGCGAGTTCGCAATGCAGACAGGATGCACACTGTCGTACGTGAAAACGGAGTATTTCAAGAGGTTTTGCAATCCGGAGTTGTTCGTGCGTGTCGAGTTCGACGAACTGATGCACAAAGAGATTGAAAGGCTCCGATCGAGCCGGGACCTCGACACCGGAGAGATGACAACGGCAATAGAGCGTTTCCGCAACTGGGCGGCCGCGGAGGCCGGAATAGACCTGCCAGCGCCTGACGAGGCGGAGTGGATAGGCTTCATCGAAAGGGAGATGCAACACCAGCAAATATGGCTATGATATGGCAAGAATACGAACTATAAAGCCACAATTTTGGGATGACGCGAAAATAGGCCGAATCCCTCGTGACGCCCGTCTGCTATATATAGGTCTTTGGACCTTTGCGGACGATTTGGGTGTGGTGATCGCCGATCCCGTTTGGCTAAAATCAAAAATATTTCCTTACGACAGAATACAGATCCAACAACTGGAGGCGTGGTTAGGGTTGCTCGAGGAGACCGGTTTTATTAGTCTTCTCTCCGTCAAATCGGAGAGTTTCTATTATCTTCCTACTTTCTCCCGTCACCAAATAATCAATCGACCTAATTTGGACGATGTAAACATCGATAAGAAGCTATTAGACAATATTTTAGCTAAATTCAGTGATCAATCAGTGATCAATCATGGATCAATCAGTGATCAATCAGTGATCAATCATGGATCAATCAGTGATCAATCAGTGACTATAATAGGAGAGGAAAAGGATAGGGATAGTAGTACCCCCTATAATCCCCCTAAGGGGGAAATCGGCTCTCCTGACTCTGACGATGAATCCGTAGAAAACGGCCCAGAGAAAAAGAAAAGTTGCGGCAAAAGAAAAGAGACTGATTTATCCTTCGTCGAACCTTCGTTCCAGCCAGTGATGGCGGAATGGCTTGCTTACAAGTCTGAACGCGGACAGTCCTATCGGCAGCAGGGATTAAAGGCTTGTTATTCCAAATTGCGGGAACTTTCAAACGGGGATCCGGACATTGCCCGTAAGATCATCCGACAATCTATGGCAAATAACTGGGCGGGGTTATTCCCGCTGAAAACGACAAATGACTATGGACGAAGTACAAAGAATCAACCCCCAGGCCCTGATGAGCTCGCTCGGGCCGTCGCCGAGGGAATCTCTCGCGCTCACACTCGCCAAGAGTGGGAGTGAGGAGGTATCCGTACTTGCAGGGCCTCCGGCATCGGCAGCACATATCGCCACGGTTGTGCATAAGCTGTCCGTATGTTTTCCGGATATGTCGAGTGAATTCTTCTCTATCCTTGCCGAGCGTATCGGGAAGACGGGAATGAGCGGGAAGCGGCTGGAATACGCCCTGAACAGGGTGCTGGACACGTTCACGTACAAACGGCTGACGATCGCCGACATCTTGGGCATCGATGTGAAATGTCGGATTCTGACGTATTCCGCGATGTGCAATGAGGTGGCCCGGAACGGCGGCAGCACGGACGATTATGCTCCGATACGCATTAGCGGGGCCGAGAAGCCCGGATGGGTGCTCAAAGGAGACAAGGCGCGATATAATATCCCGGACGAGTTATAATAATCACCATGACACGACACATCGAATCACACCTGCAACGAATGTGCGTCAGCTGGTTTCGACTCCAATACCCGGACATCGGGAAGCTCCTGTTCGCCGTACCGAACGGCGGCGCCCGGAGCCGCACGGAAGCCGCGATAATGAAAGCCGAGGGCGTAACGGCAGGCGTTACCGACCTTATCCTGCTGCTCGGACGTGGAGGCTTCAACGCCCTATGTATCGAAATGAAGACTCCCGACCGGCGTTCCGTCCTATCGGACGCGCAAATCGAATGGCGTTCACTCGCAATCACGAACGGGAACAGACACGTCGTCTGCCGAACGTTCGAGGAATTCCAGTCGGAAATACGTTGGTATTTAACAATGTGACACAACAACCATGAACAAAGAGATTAAAATATCGATCAAGAACCGCTGGACAGGTTCTATCCTTTTCGAGTATTCGAGCGTTGACAATACGCTTGCCAAAACGGTAACGGAGGCCTTGAAAGGCGGCGCCAACCTGTACGGCGCCGACCTGTACGGCGCCGACCTGCGCGGCGCCGACCTGCGCGAAGCCAACCTGTACGAAGCCGACCTGCGCGAAGCCAACCTGTACGAAGCCAACCTGTACGAAGCCAACCTGTACGAAGCC